GGGGCGCACCACCCTCCAGTTGCTCTTCGTCCGCCCCCTCAAAAAATGCTTGCATGGGGTCTTTGCGCTTTGGCTTATTACTAATTGTCAGTGCCATTATAACTGTCCCGCCTTTTGCTTACGCCGGCGCCCTATCACCTTATACTGCAAGTGCGTCCTACGTACTCGATATGGCTGGTTGATGTTGTTGTTCGTAAAAGTCAGGCTCGAATGCGGATCATAACCCCTCAGATCCACATCCTTACTCACCATCCGCACCGTTCCCAGCGCGTCCGTATCCAACGTAAAACTGTCGAGCGCACCGCCCCCGGTGATGGTCTCGAGGGTGCCACTATGGACGCCGACCCCCTGGCTCTCCTGGTCCACCGTCAACGTGTAGGCGCCGAGGGCGTCGAAGTAGGTTTTCGCGTATAGCCACCGCAGCTCAACATCGCTGCCGAAGGGCGCTATCGCCGAGGTCTCGAACTGGCTGTCGTAAGCCGCCCCGGCATCGTTATAGGTATTGGCCGGCGCATGGTCGTAGACGATACCATCGTAGCCCCCCGCATGGGGCTTATTGGCGATGATCGCCGCGCTGTCGCGCTCGAAGCTGGTGCCATTGCTATACGGCCCATACCAGGCCATGCGGGTCTCGCCCGTCGAGGCGTCCTGGTAGATATGTTTGGTCGAGAGGACTATTACATGATTCATCTTGGTTTGGCCCGTCCCATACGGCACAAAAAACCAGACCTCGTCCTCTGTAGCCCAATAGATCGCAAAGCACTCGGGCAGCCTACTGGCCACCAGGTTGTCCCAATAGCCCTCGTCCAGGGCGTAGCTGACCTTGTCTATCGTATCCCCACCCGCCCACATATAGATGCCGTCCTCGAGCGGGAACACCTGGACATTACCCGGCAACACTACCAGCGCCCGCCCCGAGATCGTGCCGCCCCGCTGTGGGTTGCGCGGGTCTGAGCTGGTCCGCTGCTGTAGCTGGTAGGGGATGGTCGAGTTGCCCGTAGGTATCAGCGTATAGATGGCGTCCTCGGTATGGACCGAGAGCGCATTCTGCATGGCGACCACCGCCGTGATTGGGGCGCCGAAGTTGTAGAAAGCCGTACTCCCCCAGGTCTCCGCGTCGCCGGCATCGCTATACCAGAGCCTATCGCTGTTCGCATTCGTATTGCCCAACCATACCCGGTTGTCCCAATAGCCGAGGTGCTTCGCAGTAGTGAAGCGGCTGTCTACGCTGAGAGCGGTGATATTGCCCGTGCCGGTCCATTTGATCGGCCCATCGACGCCATTGGTAAGGACTAACTTGTCAAACGCCCTCACCCATTCAAACGTGTTATCGTCGCCCGCGGTGATCGTGATGGAGCCGGTGCGGTCTACCCAATCGGTGGAGTGTTCCCAAAATTTGTCGCCGGCCACGCCGAAGACCTTGGACGATCCCCCCGGTATCTGGAATTCGCCGATAGCCGTCCACGTTGGCCCCCCCGAGAGCGCCGACTCGCTGCTGTAGCTGGCAGTGCCTAAACGCCGCTCCACCGCCGCCGCCGCATTGAGCCGCGTATTGGTCATCTTACGCAGCCCGTTAGGCGTAATATCCTCGGGCGGTAGGTCATAACGGACGCCCTGAGTCCAGGGTCCGTATTTGACGGTCTCAGCGGCTATAGCCATAGATCAGCTCGTAGTCACCAGCGTCGAATCCACGACGATCTGGAAGGGCGGCGCCGTAGTGGGTGCCGCCGCCGGGTAGGTCCGGTTGCCCTGCTGATGCAGATTCTGGCGCAGCGCCAGGTCTACCGTCCGAGCTAACTCGGACGCCTCGCGCATCGCCCCATCGTGGTCGCCCTTCTCCATCAAGTAGAGCTTGGTCGCCCCGTAGACCAACGCCCCCTCAAGCACCTGGGGTATCCCCAGCTTGAGGAACGAGGAGGTATCGTTGCCGCTGGCCCAGCTCGTCATGGCGATGCGATAGCGCACCCGGATGGTCTCGTTGGTCGTATCCGGGACGCGCCATAGCTCGATGATCGGGTAGCCCGTAGTCGTATCGACGCCACCCACAAAGACCGACTCCACCGTGCCGGTATCGCTGTAGTCGCCGCTTAACAGGTCGTATTGGTCCGGGCCAATGATTACCAGCGGGTTTTCGTTGGTCTGGTCGTAGAAGCTATACCAGCTACCCACGGCGCTCTCGATAGGCTTGTATACCCTGGTGCCAGCACTACTCGAGAAAGCCGCTGTAGCGCCGCTGGTGCCGCCTGTAAGCGTCTCAGTGGCCGTGAATGTCCCGGAGGGGCTGTAGACGTAGATCTCCTTCGGAGAGGCGCTGTAGCCGTCTACCTTGGCCGTCTTGCCGCTGGTGCCGCCAGTGATCGTCTCGCCCTCGACAAACGTACCCGAGCCGCCCGAGACCGTCAGCGTATCGGTAGTGAGGAACGAGGTAGTCCTATCGAGCCACCACCAATCAACCAGCGCCGCGATCTCTGCGGCGGTGAGGTTGATATAGTTCCTGGCCTCGTTCTTGAAATCCGCGTTGGTCGTATCGAGACCGACCCGGTTGAGGACCATTGTGATCGCTTCGCCGAGTGTCATATCCTATCCGCCTGGCGATACCTATCTCGTAGAAGAATCATATCATATCCGCCCAGCCACCGTTTTCGTAGGCTTGCATCTTGTTTGTGGTCGTATTGTAAATGACCATTCCATTGGCCGCGGTCAGCGCATTACGCTCTGTCGTAGTCATATTAGCCACCCGTAGCGTCGAACCTATCGCCAGCGTCTCGATGTCCGCGGCGCCTATTAGGGCCGTCTGACCAAAGAAATTCGCGGCATTCTGCTGGCCCTGTGTGACCTCGTCCCGGCGCCGCACATTATCCTGCACAAACGAGTGGCCGAGCTTCATACGGCTATACCGGTATCGCCTGGCGTAAAGTTGTCTGTGGCGATGTCGAACCGCACCTTGCCGTCAAGGCGGCCACCGTTCTTGCGCTCATGTAGGAACTGCTTGTATTCCGCCGTGAGGATCGGCTTGCCGTCTGGACCTTTCTTGGCCTGGTCTACCTGGTCGCATTTGCCCACCGTCTCATCCTCCGCGACATACATAGTCACGTAGCTCGGCGCCAATTGCCGAAACTCAGGACCATGCTCGACCTCGACGCCACCGTACACCCGCAGCGCCGGCTCGGCCTGGTAGTTGCGCGAGTAGTCCTCACTCGGCAGCACGACATCCGTAGACAAATTCAGCGCCTTCCGCTGACCAGGGGTCTGCGAGGCCGTGTCGATGATACGAGCGACCATCTCGGGCGTGACAACCTGCTTCAGGATGTCCGGGTCTTGTAGCAATTCGACCATCGCCTCTTGAACCGAGGGGTCCATAGTTTTGTCGGCTTTGGGCTTGCGCTTACGTGTAGGCGCCGGCTCGACCAGTGGCTTGAGGCCCTGTGCGCTCTCCACCGCTTCTATTGCTGCCGCGTCTGGTTCGCCGCGAGGCGTTCCCAACGGCTGGCCCATGTCATCGAACTCCTGCTTCTTTGCCAAACCTATCTCCTCTATCTGTCAGCGCGTAGGAGCTGGGAGCGATCTGCCCCCAGCTCCTCTCAGCGCTAATTGCTGACGTTGTTGACGAAGGGGTGCGTGATTGACGCAAGCGTAGTGCCGCCAGAATCATCAGCGACTGCATACGCTCCGTAGATCACATCGCCCGCCACCACTGCATCGTCGACAGAGCTGGCCGTCGAGGTCAGATACAACTGCGCCCCGTCAGCCACATCACCGCTGGTGATGGTTACCGTGCCGTCAATGCAATACCAACCATACTGGTTGGCTACGTTGGCGCTCATCGCCACGGCGCACTTGCCCACACCATTGGCAGATACGCGGGTCGTGGTGAACCCGCTGCCGTCGATAGTGACCAGGTTGCTCGCAGCCGTAGAGGCCACGCCAACGCCATAGATGAACTCCATGTCGCCGTAGCTGGGGTTGTCGATGTCACGTGCTTTCACACGCGCACCCAGCGGGGCTTTCTGCGTAGTGGAGGTCTCGTCAATGTCTTGATCGAAGGTTGTGTCTCCGATCATCTTCCAAGTTGCCATTCTATATTCTCCTTGGTTTAGAGACCGGTGATTTGAGTAGCAACGCCGCTGCGCCGCCTATTATTTGTGCAGAGCTGTACCCCAGCTACCATGTAGGATAATTGCCCCAATTGCCCGTTGCTCTGGAGGCTGACGAAGGGCGTCTTTTTGAAGTTCGCCTGCTTCATCACCCGGAGCTTGATCGAATCGGTGTCCACCGCATACGTGTGGATCGACGCGCAGTCGTTGTCAGCTACCAGCTCCGCGCCCATGTAGGACGGGAACTCGGCACCGTTTACACCCTTCACACTCGACAGGCGCGTTTCCGCGTAACCCGTCGAGGCCAGCGCCGTGCGATATGCCGCGGCGATGGAGTAGGTCGTAACCAGGGCGTTGTTGCGTCCGCCCTGCTTGCGGCAGTCATCCATCAGCGTATTCCACGCCAGGAAGCCGTCAAAGACGTTGTTGTTCTGCGTGACAAACGTTTTGGCGGTGGTGTACTTCTGGTTCTGCCAGAAGCTGCTGGTGGAAGAGTTGATACCACCCACGGTGCCGGTGCCGGCGTCCGCGATGATATCCTGGTAGCCCAGCATCGTCTTGCCGGTCTGGGCGCCGAGGAGATCCTCGTTGATGGCTTTGAGCAGCGAGTTGAGGGCGTTGGAGCCCAGCGCATCGAGGAGGTCGAAAATCTGCTCCTCGCCGCTGTTTTCCCAATTGGTCGTATCGTCCAGGACGATAGGAACCGCGTAGTAGCGCCGCTTGTAGAAGGCGCTCTCGAAGGGATCAACCGGGCTTTTCGACAGCGGATCGTAGCCGTCGAAAGCCTCGGCGGTACCCGTCGAACTCTCCAGGATGACCTGGATCTCTTTGCCGCCGCCATCGACCATCTGCATCCCGCGCCGGCGATGGAACGCCAGCGCGTTATACGCCTCGAAGACGTTGTCGATGGTCTCCCGATTTATGGTCCTGCGGGTCGCACTCCAGCGCGAGTCCCACACTTCCGAAGTTGTTTGAGCCATTGCTATGTCTCTCTGTTGTGAAGCCCCGCCCTACTACATCGTGGAACGAATCTCGGCGAGCGCTTGCTCCCGCGAGATCGTGCCGTTGCTTTCCACCAGCGAGGGCGAGCCGCTCTGGCCCGCCGTCGAGCGTTTCGCCGTGTTGCGAGCGCTACGCTGCGCCCCTACCGCGTCCTTCTGATCGGTAAGGCGCCGACCCGTTGCCAGTGACATCGCCTCGGCCACGGTAAACTTCTGCCCCGTGTCCGGGTTCTCCTGCTTGGCTAATGCCCCTACCAGGCTGCGATGTCGAGCGTCCCAGGTATCGATCTTGCCGAAGATTGCCTCGGCA